CGTGGATGGCGTAGGCTTACGTGTGGACAGCGCAACCTTTTGGGTGCAGAGATGAGCACATTGAAATACAAAGCAACTGAGCGGTACTCGTTCGGATGGACTGACCCTTGTGGGGTGTATTCCAACGACAGTTGGCAAACAGTCGAGCCGCCTGACAAGACAGTACGTAGGATACTCAACGGGGAGATACCACCTGTGAGTCGCCCCGATGCGCTGGCCACAGTGATGCGCTTTGATGTACAACATGCAAGCGCAGGGCGACTGCCTGAGATGGTGATGAGTAAAGTACACGATGACAACATATACCGTGTGAGTGTCTTTCCCGATGGGATAGATATTATATGTTTCGGGTTATCGAGTATTGACTCAGACATCAACGGTCACTATGATCGGTCGGACGATCTACCTAACTGGGTAAAGGAACGTCTTGCCGTGTTAATGATTACAAATGGCACACCGCCAACACAAGAAGTGGCGGGTGTCGGGCGTCGAATATCAAGTCATGTCTATTGGGTGTATGCACCTGAGACCACATCTTGATGCGTTGGTACGTGCGCTTCACGTACCTAACTCTAAAAGGAAACGAAGATGAGAAAAAAACCAAGCGCATCACAGCGCATTCGCTCACTGATTGATAGCGGCTACAACAACAAAGCCATTATCGAAAAGTTAAAGTGCAAGCCGCAAGCTGTGTACAACATCCGATACCAAATCAACAAGGCTCGTGGTCTTGGCTCGATTGGTGAACTGCCAAACCCTGTTGACGGCATCGGTGCGCCTCCCAAGCGTACGCGCAAGATCAGAGCGGGAACTGGCATCAAGTCCGAGCCGTACGGATTTGGTTCGGCCCCCATAAAAACCGAGGGGCAACCTGTTGGCTACATGTTCCCCGTCACCATAATCGAGAAGCCTACCCTGTGGCAACGAGTCAAGGGGTGGTTCCGTGGCTGATACGCCCGAGGTCAAAGTCAAGAAGAAGGTCGTGGCAATCCTCAAGGAACATCGCGCTTACTTCTTCTACCCCGTCACTGGCGGGTATGGCGGCAGTGGGGTGCCTGACATTGTTGGGTGCTACCACGGCAAGTTCTTTGGCATCGAGTGCAAGGCTGGCAAGAACAAGCCAACACCGTTGCAACAAAAGAACTTAGACAGCATCAAAGCCATGGGCGGTATTGCGATGGTGGTCAACGAGGACAACATCGAGGATGTGCACATCATGATGCAAGGCATTGAAAGGAATGACTGGTGATAACTTGCCCTGCGTGTGGTACGTGGACACGTATCTTGGAGACACGCACTCGCGCTAACAACGTGGTGCGTAGGCGATACGAGTGTGCGAACGAACACCGATTCAACACTACGGAAGTGGTGGAAGATAAACCCGTAAAGGAGAAAAAGCATGAACGCAGATGACATACAAGTTAGTGGCACACACTACAAGGACATGCCCATACAACCATGGGCGGTAATGGAGGCGGTAATGACCCACGAGGAGTTCGTTGGGTTTCTCAAAGGCAACATCATCAAGTACAGCCTACGCGCAGGGCGCAAGGATGGGAGCGATGACGGTGGTAAAGCCAAGCATTACCTACAAAAGCTACGCGAGGTAACACAACTTGGCCCATGGGCTTAACAACATAACAGGAGAAACGAAGATGACAGAAGAAGCAACATTGCGTCACAACTGGCGCAACACTATCGAAGCGGACGGTGGCTACTGCCCCGTGTGTGATCGGTGGGGCAAGATCAACAAGGTCAAGCTGACTGGCGGCATGGCGCGTTCACTGGCATGGCTTGTGAGCATGTCAGCGGGGGCAGAGAACGGATGGGTCAACACACGTGACAACGTGCCACTGTTCATGTTGCGCTCGAACTCTATCGGGCACCTCAAGCATTGGGGCTTGGTGCAAGCACGTGAGCCCGAATCATCCAAGGTCAGGACAAGTGGCATTTGGAGAGCCACGTTAGATGGGCACGACTTTGTGCATGACCGACTGGTTGTGCCTACACATGTTTTTGTGTACAACGATGCCGTGGTGCGGCAGGGCACTGAGTTGGTGGGCATTGCGGATTGCTTCACCGAAGAATTTGATTACCGCGAAGTGATGAACTCGTATTTCCCAACAACACAGGTGCAAGATGGACTTAATAACGATTGACTTTGAAACGTACTACGACCGCGACTACTCGCTGTCGAAGATCACAACGGAAGAATACATACGCTCTGACATGTTTGAAGTCATCGGCGTAGGTGTGAAGATTAACAACCAAGAAACGGAGTGGGCAAGTGGAACAAATAAACAAATCGGAGAGTGGCTTCAGAGCAATTTTGAATGGGAGCGGGGGTTTGTCTTGGCGCACAACACCCTTTTTGACGGGGCTATCCTGTCTTGGCGTTTCGGTGTTAATCCTCGGGGTTGGCTTGACACTCTGTGCATGGGCCGTGCCCTTCACGGCGTGGAAGTTGGGGGTTCGCTTAAAGCTCTTACTGAGCGGTATGGGCTCGGGGAAAAAGGAACCGAAGTCGTTAACGCCCTCGGCAAAAGACGACTGAACTTCAGCGACGACGAACTCGCACGGTACGGTGACTACTGCATCAACGATGTAGAACTCACCCACAAACTCTTTACCATCTTGGTAAAGGATTTCCCCAAGCAAGAACTGCGTGTGATTGATCAGACCCTGCGCATGTTCATCGACCCCATACTCGAACTGGACGGCGACATGTTGCAACAACACCTCATCGGCATCAAGCAGATGAAGGAAGACCTGCTGACATCCTCGGGTGTGGACAAGGCTGAACTGATGAGCAATGAGAAGTTTGCTGAACTGCTCCGCTCGTTTGGTGTAGAGCCCCCGATGAAGACAAGCCCCGCCACGGGCAAGCAGACCTATGCGTTTGCCAAGAGTGACGAGGAGTTCAAAGCCCTTGCTGACCATGAAGATGTCAGGGTGCAGACACTTGTCGCCGCCCGCTTGGGCACCAAGTCAACGCTTGAAGAGACCCGCACCCAACGGTTCATTGACATCTCCAAGCGTGGCAAGTTGCCTGTACCGATTCGTTACTACGCCGCACACACTGGGCGGTTCGGTGGGGATGACAAGATCAACATGCAGAACTTGCCAAGCCGTGGCAACAACGCAAACAAGTTGAAGAAGTCAATCATTGCACCCGAGGGCTACACCATCATTGACGCTGACTCTGCACAGATCGAAGCGCGGGTGCTGGCGTGGCTGTCGGAACAGAATGACTTGGTAACAGCTTTTGCTGAGGGTAAGGACGTGTACAAGAAGATGGCCTCGGCTATCTACGGCAAGCCCGAGTTTGAGATCAGCAAGGACGAGCGGTTCGTGGGTAAGACCACAATCCTTGGTGCAGGGTATGGCATGGGTGCCGTGAAGTTCCAAGCCCAACTCAAGACCTTTGGCGTGGAGGTGGACGTTGACGAAGCAAGACGCATCATTGACATTTATCGCCGCACCAACGATTCCGTGGTGAGGCTGTGGCGTCAGGCTCAGAACGCTCTTGTAAACATGTCACGTGGTGACCTCGCACCGCTTGGCCGGGCAGCCGTGCTTGAGGTGGTGCCCAGTGAGTCATCTATCCGCTTGCCCTCGGGTCTGCTGATGCGCTACGACGACTTGAAGTTTGACCAAACCGAGAAGGGTATCGAGTTCCATTACAAGACACGCAAGGGTCGCACCCGTATTTATGGCGGCAAGGTGATTGAGAACGTGTGCCAAGCCATTGCACGTTGCATCATTGCTGAGCAGATGCTAAAGATTGGTAAGCGATACAAGGTTGTGCTGACTGTGCATGACGCGATTGCTGTGTGCGTACCGGACGCGCAAGTTATACCCGCAACGCAGTACGTTGAGGAGTGCATGCGATGGGTGCCCGAGTGGGCAAAGGGTCTGCCTGTGAACTGTGAGTCAGGCAGTGGTAAATCTTATGGAGACTGCTAATGAGTAACAACACTATTCTTGGCGTTGACCACGCCTACGATGCGAACACCTACACCATAAACAACACGGCAAATCAGACGCTGAATGCGGTGCAGATTAGCAACTCTGCAATGCAGAACCATAACATCATATTCCACGGGCCGAATGGTAAGGAAGTTGGGCGACTTGACTTCAACAGTGGGGAGATGAAGTTTGATGGGCAAGCGGATGTGTCGGCGGGGGTGTTTATCGAGTGGGTGCGTAGGCAGTTTCACGACCGAGTGTTGGCCGACAAGCGTGACGTTCTCAAGGAAGTGATGGATGCGCTACTGCACGAGTCAACCGGCGCACTGTATGAGGACGCAGAGAAACTTGCCATCCTGACCTGCCTACAACGGGTTCAGGAAATACAGCGGTCGGTTGAACCTGCACAAGTTGAAATGGATTACAGCGCCAACCTTGCCAAGTCTATGGTGGCTACGAAGCAAGCGATAGTTGGGCAGATTAACGCACTTGGGGGTCAACCATGACTGAAACAATTGCAACAACAATTATCTTGGGGTTCATAGGTGTGGTGGTTGCTGGCCTTGTGTTGGTAGCACTGATGCGCTTGTGGTTCTGGATGGATGAGAACGAGAGGGGGGACAGATGACTGACACTTGTGAGAAACACTGCGAAGCCACGGCGTTCAAGATTGTGATAAAGAATTTGGAACATGAGGTTGCGAA